TTATAGTTTCTGATGTATTAATCATTTTAAAAGTAACAGTGACTTTTATTTCGTGTGAATCATCGCGTAAATTAGTGTCAATGTTTAATACCTGTATTCTTGGTTCAAATATTTCAATAGCTTGTATTATTTGCTCTCTTAAATCGTCGTCGTCAACGTCAGTGTTTAAAGCAAAAAGAAAGGAATTTAAGTTACCACCAAATCTAGGTTGAAAAGGTTTCTCACTAAAGTTAGTTAAAAGTAAGTTCTTAACCGCTTGTTTTACTGCAGCTGCGTGTTCTTTCTTAAAAACGTCACCTGAAGCTTTTTTAGCAAAAGTCAAGTCAATATCTTTGTACGTTTCTTCTCTGCTTGAAAGCAGATTTGCGGTTCCTATGTTACCATCTTCAATTGAAAAAGCTCTTGTCGGCATATATTTTCCTCTTGATCTATTTATATAGGTTATGCACTAGCAGTCGTCCTTAATACCTCTAATAATTCATTCGTAACTTGATTAATGTTATTATATCTTGTTTCGATATTATTGTTAAAAGTTACTGTCCATGGCGATATCACTTCAGGCATTACTAAAATAATTTGTGCGTTAAGCGTATTATCTGGATTATAGTTATCATAGTCCAAAATCATTTTATCAAACTGTATGTTATCTTTCCAGTATACGGCTAAGTCAAAAGTTTTTTCTATCGCAATCTTACCGTCTAAACCTATAAGCTCATAAACTACAGCCAGCCCTCTTGACATTAAATAATTTAATCCGTCACTAACATCTAAGTTTTCACCTTCTTCAGCTCTATATAAACCTTCCACAACTTGCAACCTAAAGTCTTTAAATTCCTTTGTAGCATCTTTAGAATTAATTGTACGCATGGCTTCAGCATGTAACACGTATTGTTTCGCCAATAAAACTTTTTGGTCGTCATCTGTAATATGAGTTAAAGTTACAGGATCGTTATCACCACCAAGAAACTTTGCCATTGAGATACCAGGTGCAAGTTTTGTTTTACTTGTTATACTATCTTGAAATACAGGATTGTATTTTGCATCTACTAATAAATCTACTGTTGAAACTGCCATCTTATGCCTTATATAATTTAGTTGAGTTTTGACTTCTACCTAAAGTGTCTGTCCCTCTTCTTGCCACAGTATCTTTACCAACTATCCTGCCAGTTGACAATGGCGAAAGCCTTGTAGCAAATGGAGAAATCGTACCGTCCGCTATAAGAGCAGAAATAAATGTACTGTTACTTGCGTTGTTTGGATCTCTAAGTTTTGATCTTGCTTCTTTTGTATTTAAATCTACTTTTGACACTCCGCCATAATGTGCTGTACGATCTAACCTGTTAAATAATTGATTAAAGTCATCTACGTGAACTCTCTTAATTGCTACTCCAGAATTTTCTAAAGCATCATTTATTATAGAAGTAGTAGGTGGAACGGTGTTAGAATCTGCAGCTAAGGTATTATTTACTGTTGTCGAATATCCTCCAGGTGATGCAGCTCCTAATGCAGCTGTTGCAGCTTTATTAGCATCAATGGCTTCTTTGGCAGTACCATTTAAACTGCCATGAAACGTTGTGGCATACATCGCTGTAGCATGAATAGACGTAGAATTAACTCTTGGTATATGTGCAGTATGACCATAATAAACCATATTATTGCCACCTATTGTTCCGCTGTCACCTAACACTGCAAGTGATGATGCTGTAATGTTTGCGCTCTTAGTTGATAAAGTTACCTCTTTTTCTGCTGTCATTGTCAATGTGCCACCTGCAGCATAGTTATGATCTACTTGAACGTTTTCAGCAAACGATCCTTTAATGATATCGTTTTTATCTCCGTGTATGAGAGTAGTAAAACCTCCACCGATTGTTTCTGATTTACTACCTACGATTTGAGTTTCAACTGTACCTGCTACGTCTGTAATTAATCCTCTTCTTATATTTTGTTCCATATCACCTTTAACATTAACATTAAAGTCTCCACCAACTTCTACGTCAAAATCGCCTGCAACTTTAAGTTTCAAGTTGCCGTTATATTGTAACTCGCCATCACCATCGACTACCACTTTTTCATCTTCTGCTGTTACTCTTACAGTATTTTTAGTCGATGAATACACCACCGAGCCATCTGCTCGCATTTCTACACCTGAACCAGAATTATGTCTTATCATTACTCTTTCGGAACCTGGTGTATCATCATACTCTACGATATGGCCTGATGCGGTTTCTTTAACTTGCGAATTAGGATATGTTGATACTGATTCTTCATTTAAATCAAAATTAATATCTTTTACAGAACCACCTAGCTCAACGTTAACTCTTTTAAATCCTCTTGCTATCTCGTTAACAGAAGAAATCTCTTCATATTCTACTTTAGGAAAGACACCACTAGGATCAGAAAACCCGTTTTCTTTGTTTTTTAATGAGTTAGCTTTTCCTTCTGGTACAGTAAAGTTTTGAGATTCCATTGACATGATTTATTCTACCCTTTAAACATTTTTGATAAGTTGCTAGCGTTTAATTTTTTAGCTATTGTGTCTACCGACATTTTATTTCCATCGACACCACCGGTAAGTTTGCCAATAATTGCGTCGCCTTGTAGCTTTGCTGCAGAGTTTTTAGGATCGTTTATTGCTTGAGCTATGCCTTTATCAATATCAAGCTTTCCTTTCTTAAGATCTCCAAGAGCTTTCAATCCGTTATTTAGATCTGCTTGAGCATCTGCTGGCAACTCTTCACCAGTTGCTAAGTCTATATTTGCAGCATCTCTTTGTATCTTGCTAAAACTAAAAGGCTCTACAGATTTTGTCTTAGATCCTTCAGCTATAACTGCAGGTTTTGTAAATACAAGTTCTTTTCTGCTAGGGCCGTTTGTGCCTGCTTCTGGATTTTCTATAGAATTAACTTTACCAAACACATCTCTTAACGAATCCATATCTATTGCTGGTCCTAGTCTTGATGGTTCTAACTCGTAGTCACCATATACATTAACACCTTCTATAGTACTATATGCCTTTGAAATTAATTTTTTTAATGATTTAATCTGTTCGTCATTAACTGGATTTTCTGTGTTTGCAACAATTGTAACTTGCACACCAGTAAGATCAAAAGATATTGAAGTATCTGGATTTCGAACTTCATCGATAGGTCGTCCTCTTTGTATTCTTCCGTCTGTTAATATTAAGTAATGAGCTTGTATTCCATAAATTTTAGGAGTGTCATTTATCGTACTAAGTGCTTTTTTTACATTACCTTTTCTTTCAATTAAATTATTTAAATCGCTTACTTTTGATATTTCATGAATAGAACTAGCGTTTACTTTTTCAGGTGGTCCCCAAAGCTTGTCAGTCCAGCCTATAACAAAGGCTATTACTTCATTATTACTTCCAGTTTTCATTCTAGAACTTCTAAGAAATTCAGTTCCTAGCTCATCAGTTGTATCAACAAATTCAAACTTGTGTGTCTTTGGCGTATTATATCCAGCAAAAGTTGATTTGCTAATATTTAAATTTGTTATGTTACTTGGTGACATTTCAGGCGTAAGACTTCCTTTTTGAACTAGTTTACTTGTGTTTGTATTTAATGAAAGTTTACCAGTAAGTGGATCAACCCCTTCAATTAAATTAGGTATTTCTGGTCCAGGTCCACCAAATGCGTCTAATGAAGGTGGCACCACACCATCTGGCAATCCAGCCATAGCATTTTTAATACTAGGTGGAAATTTAGCTGCTACTCCTTTTACCTTTCCTACTAAGTTTGCAAACACATTTGCGCCTGATCTACCTATACCTGGTGATGGAATTACTGCGCTCGGATTTAATTCTGTAGCAGCATCTTGTACTTCTTTAAGTTTTGATTTTACTTCTGTTTGTACTTCTTTAGTCATTTTACTTTCAACTGTAATGCCTGCATCTTTGTCTTGTATGGCCGTGGTTGCTTGGTCTAAAACTTTTTGTGTTAGACCCGTAGGTAAAACGGCTTTTGCTTCTGTCTGTATTTTTTCTGATGAGGCAGTGGTATGAGTTTTCAGTTCATCAATTATTGCATTACAACTGCCTTGTGTAAAAACAACTTTAGTTAAATTAGTATTAGATAAATTAGTTTTATTAAATAGCTTTGTTAAGTTTGTAGTTTGTGAAGAAGTTTTATCACCAGATCCGTCTGCTGCACCAGACTGTAGCTGTGTTATTCTAACTCTTTTAACAAAGTTTGCTGTTGGTTTTGCACCATCTTGTATACATTTAAAGCCACCAAACGTTGCGCCTGCAACATTAAAAGGAGAGGCATTACCAACAATCTCTTGAATGTTAAGACTGGCAGCCGCGCCTTTCATAGGACCACCAATATCTGCAATCATTTTCTGTTGAAAAGCTACCATTGATGGATGAGCCGCGGCTTCAAACTCAGCCTGTGTTACTTCTGGCTTTTCATATTCTATTCTAATTCTTTGATGAAAGCTTCTTAAAGATATACTAGTTCCGTTAAAAGTATACTGAGAGGTGTCATCAAATATTGATGTAAGATTAGTAGTCGAAAAAGCATTCTTATCGGCTGTTTGAGTCTTAGCGACTCTTATGTCTGTAAGTTTTGCTATAACTTCTGGCCGGCCTATCGTTAACACAGTGCCATTGAACGTACTATTTTCATTGGCACCTCGAGGCTTATCGCCAGCTTTCATGTTAATAAATGATGTATCAGCCATTATGCCGCTCCGATTCCTAGCTTATTATTTATTTCAAGTGCAAAGTTAATTCTTTTTTGTGTGCTTCCCGGCGCTGGTCTTTCATAACGCTTTTCAAAAATCTCAGCCGCTTCTTCTGGCGTTTGTGCTTTTCTTAACTTACCGAGACCTAAATAAGGATATTTTCCAAGTTCGTATATTATAAACTTTAATTGAGCATATAAGGTTCTAAAGTTCAGATTAGAATCTTTACAAAATCTTTTAAGCTCTTGCAATCGAAAGCCTGCAGCCTTACTTGGATTCCATTGAGCTATTCCAAAAGATCCTTCGTTTTTAAACCCTGATACTATCGTTGGATTTATATCTTTTCCAGATTCAGCCATCAAGTTTCCTACTATTCCTGCAGCCTGTGCTGGTGTAAATGATCCACCTTCTTTTGATAGAAAAAAGTTGTATGCCTTCTCTGCGTTTGTGTTTCCTACTAGATTGCCGTCATTTACTGAAGGTGCGCCTGGTCTTACTGCCGGCGGTGGAGCATCCGGAACGACTGATGTTCCGTCATACTCATTTTTAACCGAAGGTGCTTCTTCAACATCATTTCTTTTTGTTTCGACTTTAGGTATAGATCCTAAGACTAAAGGCAGTTGCGAGTCTTTACCATCTAAAAATATTCCAAAAACTTGAGCTCTGTTTTTTATTTGTGAATTTGCACCAAGTCCAGATGTACCACCTTCAGTAACAGGTATGGAGACAGTGGCCCATGGTAAATCTTCATTTGGTATGTCCACTGTATTTG